TTAAAGGTAGATCTTGACGGTTCATCGCTGGCTTTAGGTGAAAGTGGTCTAAAGGTTGCCGATAATGGCGTAACAAATGCCATGCTCGCAAATTCCACAATTTCGGGTGTTTCGTTGGGTGGAACCCTTAATTCGTTGTCGGCCGGTAACGGTATCAGCATGACGAGCTACAACGGATCGGCCGCGGTTTCGGATTTGACGGTAAATCTTGACGGTTCGACGTTGTCCGTTAGTGCTTCAGGTTTAAAGGTTGCCGATTCTGCAATTGGAGAAACACAACTATCAAATAGCGCGGTAACAAATGCCAAATTAGCCGGTTCAATTGCTGCGGATAAATTGCAATTAGGTAACGGTGTCGAATCGGATGCCGGCGTTTTAAAGGTAGATCTTGACGGTTCATCGCTGGCTTTAGGTGAAAGTGGTCTAAAGGTTTCGGATACCGGAATTGGTACTGATCAAATTGCAGATTCTGCCGTAACAAATGATAAATTATCCGGATCTATTGGGGCTAATAAATTAGCCGGTTCAATTCCTGCGGATAAATTGAACCTTGGAAACGGGGTACAGGACAACGGCGGGAATTTACAAATTGATATAGACGGTTCCACGTTGGCCCTCAGTGTCAATGGTGTCAAGGTTGCCGATGCTGGAATTGGAGAATCGCAACTAGCAAACGAGGCCGTAAAACCTGCAAAATGTGGTTTTTTTAGTCAATGGGATGTTTTAACCGCTAACGGTTCGAGTGTTGATTTTGATCTTTCTTATACTATCGATCAAACATTCGCATCTATCATCGTTATTCGTAACGGTTTGGTTGTAAAACAGGTTGAATCATCACCAACCGGACAAGACGAATTCAGCCTAAATCTAACCGGCGGCGCCGGCGGGGTATCTCGAATTTCGTTTGGATCTGCGCCGACAAACGGATCGGATCTGCGCGTTTGGTATATGGCATAACATCTCACATCATAACAACAACGGCGGGGGTTTTGGGCTAACATTCCCCGCCCGCGTTGCTATGTTTTATATTTTGTACTACTCTAATTATAGAGGTTTTACATGGCACGTCGTCCAAAATCAGCAAAAAACAAACGGTTTGTAAAGGTCGTTACAAGCAAAACGACCGGCCGAAAACGACGAATTTATTATGGCCAAAAGGGCGCGAGTATTCGCCCCGGTACCCCTAAAGGCGATTCATATTGCGCGCGGTCGTTGGGTATCAAAAAAAGACTGTCGAAGAAAAAACAGAGGGATCCGAACACACCGAACAACCTAAGCAGAAAAAAGTGGCGTTGTAAAGGTGCAAAATCCATGAAAAGGTGACCTTATGCAGCTTACAAAGAATTTTAATTTATCAGAATTTGCATGTAAAGATGGCACCCCGGTACCCGTCGAAATGCGACCGCGAATCAAGTTACTTGCCGAAAATCTGCAAACGCTCCGGGACTACATCGAAAAGCCGATCCGCATCAATTCAGCCTATCGAACAGAGGAATACAACGCCCGAATCGGAGGCGCAACCCGATCGCAGCATGTCAAATGCACGGCGGCCGATATCGTTGCCGTAGGACTGGACGCAAAACAAGTCCAAGACGCGATCGAATATCTAATTACCGCGGGCAAGATGGACGAGGGCGGCATGGGTCGTTATTCTAATTTTACACATTACGACGTACGAGGATATCGTAGCCGTTGGGAGGGTTAACATGATTGAAGATCCATTAACACAAGTAATGATGAACGGGGGTGCAAACGCGGCGTTTGCTGTTTTTTTGTTGTGGCAATACAAGGACCAACAAAAACGCGCCGATGCCCGGGAAGCAAAAAACGACGCCAATATAAAAGATTTACGGACAAGATACGACGAAGTGATAAAAGGCTATCAAGAAAAAGAGGAAAAAACACGGGAAACCGTGCAAAAAGATCTTGTGGACGTCGACAAACGGTTATCATTGTTAGAACAAAAGGTTGATCACATTGTGGAGATCGTCCAAGAAATAAAAGCAAAATTTTTAAGGGTAGGTTAAAAATGAAATTTTCAATAGCAATTCAAATCGTACAGGCAATTTATCCAATAGCCAAAAATATCGCGGCCGATATCAAGGAAGCAAAGGAAGCAGATTCCGACGGCGGCCGGGAAATTACTAAAGCAGAGCGACAAGAAATTATTTTCACAAATCTAATTCAGGTTATCCCAGCGATCGAAGATATAGTTAAAAAATTATAGTTGTTTTTCCGCGAATCGTGTTAAGCTAACACTAGTTCGTTTTAAACCGGGGTTTGTTATCCACTCCGGTTTATTTTTTTGTATCGGAATTCATACCATAGGCGGCGAAGCATTCCGCACCGATTTAATTTGTTATATATGTGCGCACAATCCAAAGCATCTTTTAACGCTGTATGGGACCCAACATGAGACAAGCCAAAAATATCACGTAATGTCTTTAGACTATGCGACCGCAGCCATGGCATGTGTTCGTACGATAACGATTTTGTACACAGCCATGACCACGAAATTTTAAACCCGTTTTCGCGTTTTAATTTCTGCTCAATCCATCGAGCTTCAAACGAAGCGTTATGACAAACAATCAAACCATGCCGTAACCGCATGGCGATCAGGTGTTTAGCTTCGTTCCAGGTGTAAGCCATGCCCCATGAATCGTTTGAATAACCATTGATCGCAAGTGCGCGCATGTCGGCGTTGGCTATGTTTTCGGGTTTAATTTTGATTTGCCACGTTTCACAAAACGTCTTGCCACCGTCCATGGAAGTTACGATCGCAACCTCGATAATTTCGCCTATTTGTTCGTTAAGGTGCGTTGTTTCAATATCTAAGAATTTTATTAACATGGTTTGTCCTGTAATTGGTTTCCCCATGCATGCCAACCGGGCGACGCTTCGCGGGCGAATAGTTCGATCCGGGGTACGTCTCCAAATAACCCAACGATCCGATCGCGGATGTCATCGGGTTTTTTAGAGTGACGTTGTAAAGGCGCGTTAATTGCCGAGCTTATTTTATGGGACTGGACAACCAATTTATTACTATCGGGTTTGATGCCTACGCGGCCACGGGTGGCCATAAGACAAACCTCACAATTTGATTTTGTGTAGCTTCCAACGCCAAAAAATAACCCGCCGTTTTTGTTTGTTTTATGCCATGAAAATCCAAGGGTTTTATATTCAAATCCCCATGCGTCGATGACCTCCAAACCCTCTTTTAATTTGGGAAACGTAACCCAAATAAACAAGACACAATTCGAGGCGGCGATATCCTGTACAGGTAACGCACAAATATCGGCATGCGTCATGGTTGGATAGTGAGCCATGGCACCGCCTCCAAATTTAGTTTTATTCTTTGCGCGGGCGTTGTATTGCCATGGGGGGTCTGCATAGATGATGCTAAATTTTTGGTTTGGAAACATTAAAATAACCTCAATTGCTTTTGATGGTCTTTTAGGCGTTTGGACGCCGCTTTAAAATAGTCCTTGTCTATTTCGTACGCCTCCAAATCAAACCCCATGTCATGGCATGCAAGGGCGATCGATCCCGATCCTAGATGCGTATCGAGGATCCGATCGCCGGCGTTGGCGTAGTTGGAAAGTAACCACAAGTACAATTGCACGGGTTTTTGTGTTGCGTGAATTTTGCCGCCGGTTCGGTTGTCGAATTTGAACAGTCGCGCGGGTGTGTCAAACGAGGTCCATGCCATCTCCCACTGAGAATATGTGTACCATGGTTGGACCTTGTCCCATGCAATAATTCCGCGGGTCGGTGGTAAGTCAAAATAATTACCGCCCCAAATAATTTGGTTTTTGCTAACCCTGCGAAGCTCGGTAAAATACTCTGCAGGGGGCGCGATATCCCATTTGCGCATTTTTTCCAACTGCTTTACAAGTACGCGGTTTTTCATTTCCTGCGCAATTCCTTTATTGCCGCGCGGGGGTTGGAATTTTTCGCGGTTGGCGATGCCGTAGGGGGGATCTACGATCGCCAATTCAAATTGGTTTGTTTCCATTTTACGAAGAGCTTGCAAACAATCTTGATTGTGTAGGTTTATCATTTGCGCACCCATGATTTTTTAAAATCGGGTAAAATTCCGATTTTGGTCAATTCTTTTAGTACTTCGTAAAGGGTTTTGTTTTCCAATTCAGCAATTGCAAACGCGATTTTAAAAATTGATTTGTTCGCGGGGTGGCGTTTTTCCAAAATATATTGTGATATTGCGTCTTTTGATAGGTTGGATCGCCTTGCAAATTCGGTTTGTGTTAGGTTGTGATTTTTAAGAATCAATTTGAGGTATTGTGAAAAAGTCATGTTGTTATCCTGTTTTGAGGTTTAAAATTTGCGTTGCCAGTAACGCGGATTTGATCCAACCAAATCATAACCGAGGGATCTACAAATATCGCCCATGCGAATTGATAAATGCCGGTTGCGTTGGCCATGCGGGATGCTGAGAAAATCGAAAATTTTGGAATTGGTCGCGCGGGTGGTCGTTGGAAGCTCTAGATATTCCAGTACGTCACCGGCCCATGGATCATCGACGATATAACAGGTTTGATATCTTGCTAAAGCTGCTTCCCAGTCGTACCGGGTGCCGTCGTCTAATTCCTCGACGTCGAACCACCATGCCGCCCCGGATTTGTACAACGCGACGGCCTCCGCCCAAATCTGATCGCGGTTTGTTTTCAGATATTCCAGATCGATCCGCTTTTCGAGGGTGACGGGATAAAATCGCCGTTCGGGTCCGTCGGTCAGAAATTGAAAATTGTTTGTCGAAGCACAAAAGACCGTACGTCGCTTCGCTTCGATCGGGTTGTGCGCGTACGGCGGCCGGTATAGGTCGGACGAGCTAGTTAAAAACGCTTTTGACGTTTCCGCGCTTCGACCCTGAAAACTTTTCATTTCGGCGAATTCCCAAATCCACTTCCCAGATTGGTGTAATTTTTCGAGTCCTTTTTTGCTGCCGATGTCGATATCCGAATCGCTAAACCACAATTCACCGGCAAGGATTTTAAACGACGTTCCTTTTTTGTACCCCTTGTTTGATACGAGTACTAAACATGTATCCGCCTTGCATCCCGGTTCAAAAATTCGAGCTACGCAGGACACAAACCAATTTAACGACATGCGGTCAATTAAATGTTTCCATTCGGGTTTAGTCTCAGCATGAAACGCGCGGGTTAATAATTCTGCAACCCGTGGCGTTTGGTCCCATGTAAGTCCGTTTAAATAGTCCTTTATCGGTTCATGGATGCGCGTAGAACAAACCATGATCATGGCATCCTCGGTATCTTTTTTTGTTACGCGCAGGCCGTAACGCACAATTAGATCGCGGCGAATTTCGGTTATGTGCCGGTCCTGCAATCGTTCGTAATTCCACAAATTACGGTTTGCATGCGGGTCAAAACACAAACTCGAAAACGTCGGGTCGTTTTCCAAAATTAACGATATATTGTGGATATCCTTGCATGCTTTACCCTTATCATTTAACCAAAGCATGTCGAGGGTTGCACGGTGCGCGCCCCGAGAATCAAACGGTGATTCCTCGACTTGCAAACCAAGTTCGTTTGCAAGCTTTATAATTTTTTCGTCTTGGCTGATCATCGTTTCCCCCCGTTTATCACCCTCAAATCAAACTTCCTTTTATGGACCTCATCACGGATATTTTTGGCATGGATATACCATGGTTGCCCGTCAATTTTGGCGAGGCCGTAGGCAAGAAATTTTATTGTGATGATAGTGTTTTTACGACCGTCGTTTAAAAAATGCCCGAGATGCGATCGGGAAATTCCCAATTGACGTGCAAATTCCGCTTGTGTTATCACGTTGTCGTAAAGTACTCGTTTTACATAGTTCATGCTAGCTCCTTTAGGGAGCCAAACCACCCGCATGAATTCCCCTCATGGTTACATTTTGCGCCCTTTAACATCGCCCCGGCATGCTGGTATAAATCAATAAAGAAATACACCGTATCACGTCCGCACCGGGGGCATGTGATATACCGCGCGACGTTGTCTTTTATTGTAGCGTTGGCCATGTTGGCTATCTTCATGCGCATGTCGGTGTTTAATAAAATTTCTTCCTGCGCATATTTTCGGCCCGGTTCGAATACGGGGCGCGGGGGTGGTTCTGGTAATTTGATGTGCGAATAGTCGAGGGTCATGGTTTGGCCCCGGTCCCATGCATCTGCAAAATGATAATTGACCGGGTGTAACGGGTACCCCTGCGGAGATTCGGAGGCCGGCACCGCGAATCGATAGTACATGCGGGCGCGGTCGGTTAATGCGCTCATGTCCGGCATGGGCGTTCCGGCTATATCAACCCAAAAATCAGTAAATGCTTTTGTGCGCGGGTCGTCGGGTTGGTTTATCCTGTAACCGGATTTGGACCCCGAAAAAGAATTATATAGCTTCGCGGCGCGTTTTAAATCAGCTTTCGACGGGGTGCGTTTTCCGACTACCTGCGACCATAATTCAAGCGCGGCAAGGTGCGCCCGGTTCCAGTCGGCCGCGGGTATCGGTTGCGCTAGCGGTAAAATGATTCTGAATTTGTGGTGTTCGGGTTTATGACTGTAACTAGTGTGCACGATCACATTGTACGAAGCGGCGAATTTTAACCACACCGTCATGGGGGTTACGCCGTCGTCTACGTCATAGACAACGCATGACAATTCCTGCGCATTCTCTTTTGATCGGGGGCCGTTAAACATCGTAGGCGACCACAACGACACCGCGCGTTTATCCTGCGCGGCGGTTGTGACGGG